AGTCATTACTGTAAGTGCGCCATCAGGTGCCGGCGGAGTACAAGCAGCAATTGGTTCAACACTTACAAGTGGTAAGATTACAGCACTTACAATTACAAATGCTGGATCAGGTTATGCATCTGCACCAACAATAACAGTTGCTGGTCCTACAGATGTAGAATTTGTAAGAGGAGAACAAGTTTCTCAGACATTCGCAAGTGGTGTTAAAATGTTTGGAGAAGTGGTCAAACAAAACGATTCAGATGCACTTCTTTATATCGCACATGCTGGAGCAGATGATGGTAAATTCCATAACTTTGCAACAAGCCTAGATATAACTGGAGCAACATCCTTTGCTGCATCAACAGTCTTATCAGTTACTGAATTAGATAACTCATCTGATACAGAAGATAACACAGACTTTGATACAGATATGTCAGGATTCTTAGACTTCTCAGAGAATAACCCATTTGGAGATCCTGAATAATGAATGATGATTTCGATTTCGGTTTTACCGCAGTAAATGAAGATGAACTTGAAGTAACTAAAGAAATTAAAGTTTCGAGTGAAATTAGTAAACAACAATTAGATAAATTGTATAATGCTATTATTCCTCTATTGAATAATCTTAAAGCAAATCCTGAGAAAGATTATATTCTTTGGCCTGATAGATTAGCAAAAGTTGAAGCATTTGAAACTGTATTACAAAAAATATATAGGGGCGGATAATGTTCGGTAATTATTTTTATCACGAAAGAACTAGAAAAGGCGTATCTACTTTCGGCAAGATTTTTAATGACATTTATGTTCTTAGAAAAGATGCTGCCGGAAAAGTAGTAAGTCAAATAAAAGTTCCTTTATCGTATGCACCTAAACAAAAGTTTTTAGAAAGAATTAAAACTCAAGTTACTGGAGATCAAACACACATAGCAATTAAATTGCCAAGAATGTCGTTTGAAATTACAGGCATTACTTATGATACTCAAAGACAATTGCCTAAAGCTAATTTTGATAATAAGCCAGGAACAACAACAAGTAAGAAAACTAAATTTAGACAAGCAGTTCCATATATAATGAATTATGATTTAAGTGTTTATGCTAAAAATCAAGATGATGCATTACAAATTGTAGAACAGATACTTCCTTACTTTAATCCACAATATACATTATCACTTAAACCGTTTGGTTCTACGTTTGATATATCAGAAGACGTTCCTGTTATTTTAACAAGTGTTAATATGGCTGATGATTATGAAGGTGATTTAGCAAGTAGACGAACAATCATTTATACATTATCATTTGAAATGCACGTTAATTTCTATGGACCTATTAGTGAAGGTGGAATTGTTAGAGAGGTTATTGGCAAACTTGATATTATAGGAGCAACTACTACAGTTGATTCAAATGGTGGAAGTAAAGTAACTACAACAACAGCCACTACTCCTTTAGAAAGAATTACATTAAAACCTAACCCATTAAATCTTACACCTCCAACAGGAGATAGTGATTTTGGGTTTACCGAAGAGATTATATTAGCGGCGGATTCAGATGCTGCCATCACTTAGTATAGATAATGATAAGGAGACCAAGTTGACTGACTCTGATAATGTTAAAGGTGACTATGATTATTCAAGAAAAACTTATTATGAACTTATCGAAAAAGGTAAGGAAAGTCTTGAATTAGCAATGCGCATCGCAGAAGAAACAGAACATCCTAGAGCAATAGAAGTTTTAGCAGGAATGCTTAAAAACGTTTCGGATGTTAACGATAGGTTAATGGAACTAAATCGTAAATTAAAAAATATTAAACGCGAAGATCCTAAGTCGATTAATAACCATACAACAAATAACGTAATGATTGCATCAACTGCAGATTTACAAAAACTATTAAAACAAGACGCTAAAGAGAGTATTATTGATGTCACACCAACAGAGCTATCTAGGGAATCCTAATGTTAAGCGTGATGGTGTTGAGCAAGAATGGACTACCGAACTTGTAGAAGAATACATGAAGTGTTCTAAAGATCCTCAATACTTCGCAGCAAAATATATAAAGGTCATATCACTTGATGAAGGTTTAGTTAAGTTCAACTTATACCCTTATCAAATAGATATGTTTAGACATTTTAATGAACATCGTTTTAGCATTGTATTGGCCTGTCGTCAATCAGGAAAATCAATATCAGCATGCGCATACTTATTATGGTACACTCTCTTTACGCCAGAAAAAACGGTTGCGGTTCTTGCGAATAAAGGGGCGACAGCTAGGGAAATGCTCTCACGTATTACGCTCATGTTGGAAAATATTCCGTTCTTCTTACAGGCTGGCGCAAAAGCTCTTAACAAAGGTAATATCGAGTTTAGTAATAATTCTAGGATTATCGCTAGTGCTACTACTGGTAGCTCTATTCGTGGACTCTCTGTTAATCTCCTTTACTTAGATGAGTTTGCTTTCGTAGAAAGAGCTACTGAGTTCTATACATCAACATATCCGGTTGTATCTGCAGGTAAAGATACAAAGGTTATTATTACTTCTACTGCAAATGGAATAGGTAATCAGTTCCATAAAATTTGGGAAGGTGCAGTACAAAAAACAAATGAATACACAGATTTTAGAGTTGATTGGTGGGATGTTCCAGGACGTGATGAGAAGTGGAAAGATGAAACTATTGCTAACACTTCCCAATTACAGTTTGACCAAGAGTTCGGAAATACGTTCTTCGGAACTGGTAATACTCTTATCAATGCTGAAACACTATTAGGCTTTAGAGCATCACCACATGTTGGTGTACTTGAAGCTGGAGATCTATTAATATACGAAGAACCAAAACCAAAACATGAATATATCATGACAGTTGATGTTGCGAGGGGAAGAGGTCAGGATTACTCTACATTCAATTTGATCGATATTAGCGTCCGCCCGTTCGTACAGGTTGCTGTGTATCGCAATAACACTATCTCTCCGTTACTCTTCCCTAACATTATTTATAAATATGCGAAATTGTATAATGAAGCATACTGTATAGTTGAATCAAATGACCAAGGTTCTTTAGTTACCCATGGTCTTTATCATGATTTAGAGTATGAAAACATGCACGTTTCTAATGCTGTTAAAGCTGATTCATTAGGAATAGAAATGACACGTAAATCTAAGAGACTCGGTTGTTCGGGTATTAAAGATCTATTAGAAAATAATAAACTTCTTATAAGAGATGAAAACACTATTTTAGAAATATCTACATTTGTTTCGAAAGGTGTATCATATGAAGCGCAAGATGGTAACCATGATGATTTAATGATGAACTTGGTTATGTTTGGATATTTTTGTTCTACACAATATTTTAGTGATATGACAGATATTAACTTAAAAGAAATGTTATTTAGACAAAGAATGAAAGAAATTGATGATGATCTACCTGGCTTTGGTTATATAAACAGTGGAATAGATGAAATTCCTGAATTGACTGAAGAGCAAATGCAAGGTAGAGCATGGTTAGTTGAAAGAGAAACGACAGATTTTTAAGATTGGGTTTATTATAAATAGTTACAGGTGAATAAAAAACTTGGATTCTCCAAGAATATAGCGTATCATGTAGACTTATTAATTTAAACTGAGAGGAAGAAGCAATGGCATTTTCAGAATCTCCATCAATTGTAGTTAGAGAAATCGACTTATCGGGGGTCGTCCCTTCAGTATCGAGTTCTACAGGCGCATTTGTTGGCAATTTCGAATGGGGTCCGGTTATGGTGCCTACTAAAATTAACAATGAAGTTAGTTTAGTAGAAACATTCGGAGCTCCAACAGCAGGTACAACACGTAACTTTCACGAAGCATCATACTTTTTAAAGTATACTTCAGATCTTCGTGTAGTCAGAGTAATAGACTCAACCGGAGCGAACGCGTTCTCTGGTGGAGCAGCAGCAGATGTTGCGCACGTAGTTAAAAATAGAGAAGATTGGGACCAAGGTCAATCAGCTCAAGAAATCAATAATAGGAATTGGTTAGCAAAATATCCTGGATTACTAGGAAATTCTTTGCAAATTCAAATGTGTCCTTTTGATTCAGATGCTAATTTATCATTCACGAGTTGGGCGCTTGAAGATAATTTTGATGCAGCTCCAGGCACATCAGCTTTCGCAAAAGGAAAAGGCGCTAAGAACGACGAAGTTCACGTAGCGGTTGTTGATAGACTAGGAGAAATATCTGGTACAGCAGGTGCAGTACTTGAAACTTTCCCATTCGTATCTTTAGCGAGTAACGCAAAGACAGCTGATGGAACAAGTAACTATGTACAAGATGTACTTAATACTAGATCCCAATATATTTGGATGGCTAAGCACGATTCAGAGCACACTTTAGGTGGAACTACTGCAGACGCCAATGATGATTTCAAAATGAATGTTGAAGCAGTTAAAAGTTATGATTTAGGTAATGGAGCAGCATCACCATTTAGTTCTGGTGGAGCGTTAGGTAAGTTTCTATTAGGATGGGATACGGTTAACGATAAGGATAATATCCAAGTTGATCTTCTTATTGCATCTGGAACGAATACCAGAATATCAAATACAACGGTTGCAAATAGTCTTGTAGCAATTGCTCAAGGCACAAGAAAAGACTGTGTTGTTTTAACATCTCCTTCTAAGGCAGACGTTATCGATACAACTACACCAGTTACAAATACAGCGGCAGCTGCAGCAACGTATACACCATCTTCTTATCTCTTTGTAGATAATAACTGGTTGAAAGTATATGATAAATACAATGATAAATACATTTTTATCTCAGCCGCATCTTCTACAGCAGGTATCATGGCAGCAACAGATTATGTTGCAGCACCTTGGTTCTCTCCTGCAGGTCCAAGACGTGGTCAATATCTCGGAATTACAGGATTGGCTTACACTCCTAATAAATCCGAAAGAGATACTTTGTATAAAGTCGGCATCAACCCTGTAGCCAATATTCCGGGTCAAGGTGTATTACTCTTCGGCGATAAGACAAAGCTTGCAAGACCTTCTGCCTTTGACAGAATTAATGTAAGACGATTGTTCTTAACTATTGAAAGAGCAATTGCACTAGCAGCAAGAAATGTAATGTTCGAATTCAACGATGAATTCACAAGAGCAGAATTTGTTGGTGTAGTCGAACCATTCCTTAGAGAAATCAAGGGAAGAAGAGGTATCACAGACTTTAGAGTAATATGTGATGAAACTAATAACACAGCTGCTGTGATTGACCGTAATGAATTTATTGCCAATATCCTGATCAAACCCGCAAGAAGTATCAACTTTGTTACGTTGAACTTTGTTGCAGTTAGAACTGGTGTTGACTTTGAAGAAATTGCTGGCAACATAGCTTAAAAGGGAGATACACAATGGCGATTTTAGGAGTAGACGATTTTAAATCCAAAATCCGTGGTGGTGGTGCCCGTCCTAACTTATTTAAGACGACACTAAACTTCCCTGGATTTGCAGGCGGCGATGTTGAATTGACATCATTCATGTGTAAAACAGCACAGCTTCCGGCATCAACTATAGCACCGATTGTAGTTCCTTTTAGGGGACGTCAATTGCAAATGGCTGGTGACAGAACATTCGAACCTTGGTCAGTTACTATCATTAATGATACTGACTTTCAAGTTAGAGATGCTATGGAAAGATGGATGAACGGCATATCAGCACATACTCAAAATACTGGCTTAGTTAATGTCGGTGATTATGTTGCAGATATGGTAGTTGAGCAATTGAATAAAAACGGTGATACTATAAAGACTTATAACTTCACTGGAGCGTTCCCAACCAACATTTCGGCGATTGATTTAGCATATGATGCTAATGATACAATCGAAGAATTCACGGTTGAGTTCCAGATTCAGTACTGGACAAGTAACACAACGTCGTAGATATATAGTATATGGACGGGATTAATTTCTCGTCCATATAAACTATTAATAAGTTAGGTGAGTGAAATACATGGCAGAAGACGGCACAACAGGTTTTAAACTTTTCGGGTTTGAGATCAAAAAAGCAAAAGGTAATGAAAAGGAAAAACTTCCTTCTATCGTTCCGCCAATTGATGATGACGGTGCAGGTTATGTAACTGCTGCCGGGTCCCATTTTGGGCACTATTTAAATTTAGATGGAGATGAAAGTTCTGACAATCATTCTCTTGTTGCTAAATATCGAGGAGTAGCACAACATCCAGAAGTTGATGCAGCTGTAGAAGATATTATTAATGAAGCAGTAAGTGCAGGTGAAGACAAACATCCTATTGAAATAAATCTTGATAATGTTGAAAAACTTTCGGCAGGTATTAAGAAAACTATTAAAACAGAATTCAATACAATTACTTCAATGCTTCAGTTCCATGACAATGCTCATGAGATCTTTAGACGTTGGTATGTTGATGGAAGATTATACCATCACTTAGTTGTTGATGAAGCAAATCTAAAAGAAGGCATTCAAGAAATACGACCTATTGATGCGGCTAAAATCCGTAAGGTTAAACAAATTAAAAAGGATAAAGATCCAAAGA